AGGGACACAGAGACATCAACATATAGTATCCCAAGGTCCCACTCACCACAACATATGGTATCACCTAAGGTTTCCCATCGGTACCACCCAAGGTTAAACCGAAGGTTTAGGGGTACCCATGGTTACTGAGAGTTACTGAGAGGGCACCGGGGGGGGATAACCAAAAGTGTAAACTGTGAGATGTACACTCAGAACTTTATGTAAAATTCTTAAAGGTAACCTCAGGTAGTCCTCAGGTCAGTGCATAGACCCGTAGGTAGACCCAGTGAATCACCTAAGGTTAACTTTAAGTATTGACTATAGAGGGATGGAGTGGTGTATGCTGATAAGCATCACTACGGAATCCCTAGCGCGTCAGGAAGACCCTAATCGCTACAAGTGAGTAGAGAGCACACGAGAGTCTCCAGTCCACTGAGTTGCTGCTGAGTAACCAGTGAAGCCCCAAGGGCACCAGCAAGTACCAGCAGAAATCGCCAAGTAGTCCTATGGCGCAGTAAGGTTAACAATAAGCGCATAGGTCCTCCTTATGTTGGCTCTTAGTGTCTTATAGTGAGAGGGTGATATTATCATCACTACCCTCTGCCTTTAAGGAGACTTAAAGTGAATAACTATATGAATGAATCTTTAAGTTGTCTTATAGTAAGTCTTCAAGGGTCTCTCCCTATAGTGTGCCCTAATTCCAAGTGTCTGTTATACATGGAGTTTCCTCAAAGTGGCCTTCCGTGGCCTAATGAATCCTTATGCACAATCCCTGCATAATCACCATGCGATGAACATAGTGTCGTCCCCGTCGTCTTCCCACCGGATGTCCACACCGTTGCTGCTGGTGGCCCGGAACTGCGAGATGTTACTCAGGGGCTTCTCCATGTGGTGCTCCAAGAACTCCTGAAGTACCTCAGCCTCTATCTTCACAGCGTCCTGCTGCATCGTAGAACGTAGGAACTCGACACCCAGTGCTAACGCATCAAGTCGGTCATCGTGCGCCACAGCGCCCTTCTCACGGCTCATACGGGTCATCTGGTAGAACAGGCTGTACTTCAGAGCGTGCTTACCGTCTGCGTCACGTGCCGTCTGGTAGTCCTGTCGGATGACCTCATCGCGGATGACCAAGCGGTGACTTGCCAGCACAGGCTCGAGGGTATCGCAAATGCGGACCTCTTTCATGCCACGAGCACGAATCTCTTCGAGCTGCGCTGGGTGATGCTTCAGGAGCACAGGCTGGAACACGTTACCGAACATACCGTCACCGAAGTTACTCTCGAAGACCACAGTCTGCACCTGCCACTGTTTGGCTTTCTTAGCGAGGAACTCAAGGGACTTCTCTTCGTACCCACGAGTACCGCCAGCGTCCATCAAGTAGATGTAACCGTTGAGGGTGTACAGTACGCACCAGCCAGTCTCATCCTTACCGCGACCACTGGGGTCAATGACCAGAATCTTACCCTGATACGCGCCAGTGTTACTTGAGGCTGTATGGAAGGAGTAAATCTCGTCACCCTTCATGCCCACGTTAGGAAGCTCCTCATTGCGGTTCTGACGGTTCGGGAGCCACTGGTAATGCATTGGGGCCTTGTCCGCCTGTAGACCGCACACGATAGCGTCACGGAGGCGTAGCGGGTACTTCTCGGCATCACTGAGGTTCGGGTTGAGCATGAACTGAAGCGTATAGCCAGCCTTGCCGTATTCCACCTCACGTTCCTGAAGGTCCATGGAGTCGAATCGCACCGGGTCAGTAGGTTGACTGCTGAGACCCTCTTTGTCCTCATCGTACTCACTACGGAGCATCGGTGCCAGTCGGTCGCCATAGTACAGGTCTTCCTCTTTGGAGCGGGGATACTGCGCAGGCCAAATGATGGTGGAGTACCCACGGTTGTCCTCAAGTTCCTTGTAGAGCGTCATCTCGGTCTGAGGAGTGCCTAGATAGATAACACGACTAGTCGGCAGAGGTTTCAACAGTGCGGCGAACTCCTGAACCAACGTCCAGAGTTTCTCTCGTGCACCTTGGGTTGCAGAGTTACCGGGAATCTCCACGTCATCCGCAATGATTATATCGGCACGGCTACCAGTAAGCTGACCCGTAATACCCACAGACTTAACTGACGGGCTGTGGTCCGGCTTGGCAGGGCCTACATCAAAGCTAATCACGGAGTCACGCTGACCGGGGCGAGGCTTAAGCTCACTCAGGAAAGGCAACAAGTCGATTATGTTCTTGATGAAGATGGAGTTAGCGTCCGCACGTTCCTTTGAGGCCGAGACAATCAGTATCTTTAACTGAGGGTCACGCCATAGGGTCCACACTACGAACGCACACGTGATGAACGACTTCCCGATACCACGGAAAGCCTGAAGGATAAACTTCTTGTTCTTTGGGTTTGCCAGACACTTGGCCATGTCGATTTGACACTTGGTTGGTTCCGGCAGGTTCAGGGCCTTCCAGAGCACGAATAGAAAGGCGACAAAGTCACCCTTCAGTTGCGCAATGATTAAGGCATTCTTGGCTTGCTGAGCGTTACTCAATGTTCACCTCCTTTCCGCTGTAGCTTACGAATTGTGTCCTGTAGGGCCTTCTCTTTCAGGTCGGCCTTCTGGGTTATTGCGATAAGACTTCGAGCAGTTGCTTCGTGTAGTTCGACGGAACCATCAACGAGGCATCGACCGTCTGGTCCTGCGGTGACACTGGTAGGTTTGACTTTGACGCGCAGCCGCTTATTGTCGCTACGCAAATCAGCAATAATCCTATCAGTGCTGCCCTCCAGCCCCTCAAGGTCTGCTTGGTACTTAGCCGACACTGCGTCAATCGCTTTCTGAGTTTCAGCTCTAGCCGTTTGCTTCTTAATGTACTCATTCTGTACTTCCTCCTTCCATTTGGCGTCCGTAGATTGTGAACCCAAGTGCCACCCGAAGGCAAACACCATTATAGCCACAAGATACGGGACGATTCTCTTTGTGAACTCCAGCATAATGCCTCCCGTTGTTTCTCAGATTTCACGTAGGAACGCCTAGCGTAGTGCAATGACATCCATAAAGGCACTACATATAGTAGTACCTTGAGTATATCATTGTAGGGTGAACTTATCGTCGTCTGTCAGACCATCAGCACCCACCTTGGAGTTGTAAGCCTCCAGACCCTCAGCCAGTCCGCCCAAGATGTTAACGTCAGGGGTCAGCTTAGAGATTTGGAACTTATGGCGCTCCAGTAGTTTACCAATGGCGTTGTACAGCTGAGGGGTTCGCTTCTCTGGGTTCTTCAGGTCCATGAGCATCTGCTGAGCCATCTCAGTGTCTAACATTTCGAGGAACTTAATCAGGTCCATATGTTACTCCTTATTAGCTTTCTTCCAGTCAATGATTTTGTCGACTACCTTGGCACCAATCTGAACCACTGTGTAGGCGATTGCCGCGACGTAGAACCACTCGTTGAGTGAGAGGCCCCAGAAGAGCCTCGCTACGCCATCAGCCCCAGCGACCCCCGCAATGGGAGCCGCCTTGATAACTTCGTTGTTGAAGTCTAGGGATAACATGATACCTCCGTGTTACAAGAAGTTTACGATAACGTCATCAAGGATAACCTCAGCACCATCACGGACACGGAGAGATATCTCAGCGGATACAGCACCTACTGGGGCAACGCCTCGGCAGAACAGGCCACCTTGCTGCCACGCCCCGACAGTGTTCGAGAAGTTAGACGTAGAGCCTGTACCGATAGTGGTACCGTTCTCGGACTTAAAGGTTACTGTCAGGTTACCCGGTGTTGAGCCGGATGCCGCCTTATTGACCTTGTAGGCCACGAACGATGCGAACTCCTCTCCAGAAGACACTCTGACATTCTGGGTAAGGAACACACTTTTACCATCCAGAGAGGCAACCTTAACCGCCTTACCACCGCTGTTGGTATCATCCGTGACGATTGTAGCCGTCTGTGCTGGGTCGCCACCAACGTTAAGCGCCCATCCAGCCAAGTCCTGCTCGAACCCGTTATTGTAGAATCGGTTAAGCGAGCGGTGGACTGGAATGTTACCAGCCCCCGATTCAATGTCGTATGTACACGCTATGGTCTTAACGATACCCTCGCCTTCACAGAATGTTCGCACCTTCTCTGGGTTATTCACATGGAACATATAGAGGTTACCGGGGAACTTGACGGCAATGAAGATTGCGCGAGCTTTCGCCCCAACAAGAACAAGCGGTCTGGTCTGAGAAGATGGGCCATTACACACGAGCGTTGAGGACTGTAGGATGAAGCGGGCTCCGATTCCAGTCACCTCAACGTAGCGCATCCAAGCGCTTCTACCGGGGTTCTCGTTGTTGCCCATACCGTCGATTAGCAGGGATGCACCGTTCCCAGAGATAACAACCGGGGTATTGAGCACGCTTGTGCCGGACATACCAACACTGAAGTTTGCACACGCAATGATGAACTTAGCCCCGTTAGAGTCGGAGAACTGAGTGTCGCTAAAGGTTATGGACTCGCCGGAGTCAATCAGTCCAGCAGGGGCGTTGAACACAGAGGTGATTCCGGTAGAAATCATGCAGTCAGATACCTTGTAGCGCCAAGACGAGTCAGTACATTTGATGCAGTTGTCGAACTTGTAGACGCTGCACCCACGGATTATACACTGACCGTTGTACTCGGTTCCGGTGGTCATCCCACGGTTACCCCAAGTCCACCCATCGACGCCAGCCTTAAGCCCACCCACAAGCTCGATGGACTCCATGTAGTTAGTCGTGTTGCGATACATTGGGGTCGGATAGGAGCCAGTGGCATGAATCCAGAGTGCGGTAGGACCAGTGAACTCTGAGGCGTCAATCGTAGCACGGCCTCCTGAAGTGAACAGCGAGAACTTAGCTAGGTTCACCTCGAGCGGAGTTGTGCCAGTCAGCGGGTATACCTTACCAGCCGTCAGGCGTACGCCCACAAGTAGCGTATTGGCTATCGTAAAGGAATTGCGCAGCTTCTCCTCAAGGGTGGCACCAGTCTGCATGTCCACGTTTATGAATCCTTGAGAATCCTTAAACGCATACAGGTCGTCAATAGCCTCTTGGATAGTGCGCCCATCCCTGAGCACACCAATGGTTGAGCCTTTCGGCTGATTCAGTCTGTCTAACATGTGGTTCTCCTTATGGTTTAACTTTCGCCCTGAAGCGGTAGGATGCGTTGTTGTCCGACTTGGTGGATACCAGTAGGTTGAACGTAGACGCATCGTTTGCTGTCACCTCAACGGACACTTGATAGACCTGCTGAGGGTCTGCTGAGGTGCTATTAATGTCGCCCTCGCCCACAGCGTTGGACCGACTGTCTACTCGTACGATTGTCGCACGAGCGGCTCCACCCTCGCGGTAAAGCAACACAGTGAGGATTGCACCGTTGTGGCCACCGTTATTGGTATTGCGGATAGTCAGGTGAATATCGAACATGTCGTTATCGTAGGTGTTTACGCCGCCACAAGACAGTCCTAATACAGCTGGGCTAACGTTTGCCGGACCAGTCGCTGTCGGCATCGCCCCGATGTATGGCCTACCGCCAGATATTCGCGCAACTCCCTCGTTAATGGTGTCCTCCCAGCCCGGAGAGTTTATCACGCGGATAACCGAAGGACGTGCTGTACCCGAGATTAGCCCAACAGTATAACCCGTGAGTCGGCTGTCACTAATCTCAAGGCGACCCTCGCTGGTACCTGCCATCCTGAAGAAGTAATCAGGAGAAGGCTCTGTGATAGAACCACCAGTGTCATCACCGCCCACGGAGCTGTTCACCCCAATCATCTTGAGGGTAGACGACTCGAAGTAAATCTGAGCGCTTGCTGCCCCCGATGCGGCTGTCCTCGCAGAACGCCTAATGTTGACGTTGATGAGCGTCACTGAGGAGTTGCTGATACGGAACCCATAGCCGAACGCACGGTCACACAGCTCGTTGATTACCTGAATCGAAGTGGCACCATAGAAGTTCCAGTTGTCGCCTTCGTTCCACTCGTTTCGACAGTTAGTGAACGTGTTGGAGTTCGCTCCTGTTTCGAGCATAACACCGTGAGACTTGTTGGCGTTGATGGTGCAGCCGATGTGGTTACCGTCTACTGTGTTGTAAATCCCAATGTTGTTCTGGTTGAAGTTACAGAACTGGAATGAGCACCCGATGTACGCTCCACGGCGGTTACCTACACGGTCGAAGCGATAGAACCCGCACTTGAAGAACCCTACGGATATTTTACCACCAGACTGTGACTGAATAGCTGGGGACGTGCGGTCACGACCATCGAACATGACACCCTCAGCAGCACATGCGGTATTCCACAGAAACATGTTATCTGCACCAGCCACTTTACGAATAATCGTACCGTCTGTACCAAAGGATGCATCACTTGTCACGTTGTAAGGCTTGTAGGAGTACGTACCAAACAGTTTCACCTTAGCTGGTATTACAACGTCTTTTACGTGATATCTTCCAGGAGGGACAATTATTTGGCGTGTCCCGGTGGCGAATGCCTTTCTGAACGCCTCAGAGTTGTCGTTGGTGCCTGTGTAGTTCAGGACAGCTGCCCGCTCAGCAAAGGTCATAAAGTCCAGAACGTTAACCCCGGAGCGGAGATTATCCAACGCCATCTGCACATTCAGCCCGTTGGCGGTACCAATCTGAGAAGCACCAGTGGGACCTGCGAGTGAATCCGCCAGCGGCAGTGTAGTCTCAGCGGTGGTACATACGACCAAATCCCCAGCAGAAAGTGGCTTCGCCAGCGTGATTGTCTTGGACCCTAAGTCATACTCGTAGTGCCACCCACGATATTGACGGCTGCCGTTAATCTCGATGTACGGAACCGCAAGGACCGGACCCTCTTTGGTAATCACAAAGGATGTCTCACCGCCCACTGCGGACCCTTGGTTGTACACCCAGAGAACGCCGCGAATAGCTGTGGTATCATCTCCCCAGTTCTGTAGGTAATCCTCAATGTCTTTCTGGAGGTCCTTAACTTCACTGAGAATACCGCCAGCCTCACCTAAGGTTGTGTCCAGTTGGTTCTTGTTGACAGCGTCTGTACCAGTCTCTCCGGGAGCCAGTCGAACAATCTTTCTGTTACGGGCGTCTAGGTTGCCAGCATCATCCTCCGGCATTGCCAGAAGTGCCGCATCACGTGCTTCTTCGGCGATATGTGCAGATTGCAGCTGTGAGACGTTAAGGTCGTTGGCGCGTAATACAGAACCGTCACTAAAGTCCACTACGCGCTCTGACGCAGATGTGAACCGTCGAATCTCTACACGGTCGAAACCAGTGGTAGCAACCAGCAGTTTGACTCTGGTCTTGGACACGTAGCGGTACTCAGTGATGTTACTAAGCAGTCTTCGATTGTCGTCTGACACCAACGAGACACGAACAAACTTACGGGACAGGTAGTCGAACGGGATGTCGAACTCAGTGGCCCCTACTGGGTACTGAATGACTGTTTTAATGTCTTGGTCCATTGTGACCTCCTTTAGTTGAATGAGAAGGGAAACCGTCGGGTCTCCCTATAGTGTGTCCTAATTAGTTAGGCTTCGGCTGCTGCTTGATGGTGACCCCGTTAGCCTCATAGATTTTCATGATGAGCTGCTGGGTCAGCGGGTCGTTCGGAACAAGCTCCTTGGTGGAGTTCATCAGGCCAGTCATGTAGTCACGCTCAGTCGGCTTGTTGGGCGCTGTAGCAACACCGTAGGCGTTCTTAGCGGTCGCAATGACGTTCCCTACGTAACCCAGAGCCGGAACCTGAGACCCTAAGTTACCCGCAAGGTTGCTAGACTCAGCCCGACCTTTGGACGCTCCGTCTTTCTTCTGGAACTGTTCCTCCTTAGGTAAGATGGTGGAGCGCAGCATGTTGGCGTCTTGGAACCCAGCAGCACCAGCCATCATCGAAACGATAGACAGCGGGGCACCAGTGTGGGAACTTCGAGTCAACGCTGCGTAGCCCAGCATGGTCGGGTTCAGGGCTTTCTTCAGGTAGTCCTTGCGCTGGGACTCTTGGAGGCCGTAAGCCTTCACGTGGGCCTGCATCGCAAAGTAAGTCCCGGCGATACCCAGAGACAACACGTGGGTCAACGCCATGTCGATAGCTCGGTTGTTCTTGTAGCCCTCGTAGAAGGACCGGATGAACTTAGCGTTGAGTGACTTGATGGTGAAGTTCTTGAACTGCATAGCCATCTTGACACCAGCACCGTACGCTGTGGAATCCTGCTGGGATACCTTGTGGGGTCTCAGCATGGTCTCATCGGCAACCTTATCGGCGAGTCGCCACAGGTCCATCGCTCTCGGGTCCTGACTGAAAGCCTTCTTGTCCTTGATGGTGAACTGGCCGTTATCGTCACGAGTCGCATGGTCGACAAAGAGTTGCTTGATTCCCTTCCACTGCTCAGGACTGATAGAGGCAGCTTTGAGGAAGTTCTCTTTGCCAAACTTGGAACCCTTACCGCCTAAGGCAGCACCAGCCACATCACCGAGCACACCCTGACGGGCAGTGTCCAGAATGTAGTTGGCCGTACCGTTCAGCATCTTGGTCCAAGGGGAACGAGCCGACAGCTCCTGAGTACCGAACTTAATGGTACCAATGACTGACGCCATGGCTCCACTGGTATCGGAAGCCTCACGGATTCGCTGCACGATGTCCTCACGCCCCGGACGGATTAACTGGTCGAGTTCCTTACCGAACAGCGCCCCATGGAGTTCGCGGAGTTCACTACCGGACACCGGAGAGGTTCTGGTGGCGAGGTCACGCAACGTTGGGATACCGTGGAGCATCGCCTTAACGTTACCCTTGGCCAGCATCCCAGCAATCTCTGTGAGGTTCTGAGGACCCATGTAGAAGTTCTTAGCGAAGAACGCTAGGTCGTTCAGGGTACGCATAGCAGTCTCAAAGGCTGTGTCATTGTTACGGCGAGCACGACCGGTGAGAATCTTAACGGTGTCCTTCAGTGCTTCCACTTCGCCCTTCAGTTGTCCCTTACGTTCGGCCCGCTTGTCTAACGCCATGATTTCGTCCTTGAGCTGCTGCGTGGTCTTACCGCTACCGCCCATGATGGAGATATCACCGTTAACTCGACGGTCGTACGCTGGGATAATCCGTGCCATGTCGAAGTCCCTCAGGTCGTTGACACTGAAGGTCGACCCATCCGGTAGGGTAACCGGGAGGTCGCTGTCGAACATGTTACGGGCCTCAAGGAACGAGTTGTTCTCGATACCGACCAGACCAGTGATGTTGTCGTCAATGACACTGGACGCTGTGAAGTCATCAGTATGGCTGATACCGTACGCCTTATCCATGGCGTGCTTCTGGACCACCTCAGGTGTCACTTGGTCAACCGACTTGTAGCCGTTGAGTTCCATCAGGTACTCGTCGACACGTGCCTTGACCTCAGGTCGCACTCGGTAACTGGTAAGCCAGCTCTGAGCGATTGCCTGTTGGAGTCCCTCAGGTCCACCCAGCTTCTGCATCATCAGTTCCTTAGCGCCCCTGTCGTACACGTTAGGAACGTAGGTACCCTTGTGTCGACTACCGGGGAAGATGCTCACGGCGTTAGCGTTACCGAAGATACCCGGCTGTTCCATCAGTTCACGCTTGGTGTCGAAGTGCTCTTTCAGCAGGCCCATCACCTCACGTTCACCTTTGGTCAAATCAGCCTGTAACTCTGGACGCTCAATCGCCAAGGCGGCACGCTTGTAGACTTCCTGACGGATGGCTCTGCGTGACATCTTCTGCTCGCCCACGGAGAACTCTGGGTCCTTCATGGCACGGTCAACAGCGTCATACAGCTGGTTATACATCCGCTGGTCAGTCGCGTGGAGACGCTCGTGGATATCCGAAGCGGTGGCACCGAACTTACCACTAGACCCCGATTGCATCCCTGTAGGCGAGCGAACGAGGTCCTGAGCAATTGCGCGCACACCGGCATCCTTGGACCCTAAGGTCTTCAGGCCAATCTCAGTGAACCCACCTAGTTTGATACCGGGAGCTGCACGCTCTGGGTCAATCTCTGCGAAGTCACGTTGAGTCCTTGGGTTAAGCGGGTTGGTATCGCTCAGGATGGAACCATTGGCCAGAACCACTGCGCCCTCTTCGGTCGGGTGGTCGGCGAACGGAACACCTCTGTGGTCCTGCTCGAACGAGAAGTTCTCTGGAGGTAGCGTCGAGGTGTCGTGACCGCCAGTGTTGATGGCAGTCTCTCGTGCTTCCATGCGGAGTGCTGGACCAGCGAACTCATTTACGGAGTCCACTCCACGAGCCTTACGAATGCCAGCGGCCACAGCGTCACTAAGGGCAGACATGCCAGCACCGAACAGTAACCCACCAAGTGCCGCATCAGCGTAGTGAGCTTCGCCACCAGCGACTGACGTACGGATACCTTCAGAGGCAACGCTGAGTGCACCAGCCTGTGCGCCCACTCGCAGGGCCTTATTGACCACCTTGAGTCCCTTCCCGGCCACACCGACAAGCGGTACATAACTGAGTGGGTCTACACCAGCACCAACGATACCAGCAGCGAGTTTCGCCCCAGTACCAGCCTCAGCGGCCCGTTGGTCAGCCTCGAAGTTGTCCTTGGCCAGCTTGATGAGCGCATCCCAGTTCTCGCCGTCGCCACCAGTCACCACACCGTAGTAACTCGGAGGTAACCCGGAGTCTCGCAGCTTCTGTAAGTCCTCCTTAGACGGGACATAGGAGTTCCAGCGAGTCGGGGTCAACGTGTCCTTGAACACATCGTACCCATCATCAGCACGCGCAGCACGGAAGGCCACACCTAATGTGGAGTTCTGAATCTGAGCCTCAGCAGCATCACCGAAACCGAAGAAGGTTGACCGAGCGTTATACTCGTCGAGAGTCGTCCCGGTCTTCTCCCAGAAGTCCTTAGCGTACGGAGTGTTGGGTGCTTCCTGTGCTACACCTTCAACGTCGAACCCATGGGACTCCGGCAGCTCAGTGCCTACCTTGCCAGCCTTAGCGATGCCCTTGAAGGCATCCTCTGCGGGAATCCCTTTACCCTTTGGGGTGATACCACCGAACGCCTCCAGTGCGCCTGAGTTCGGACTCTTGGCCACATCCAGCAGCTTGCGCATGTAGTTACGGCCTTCCTCAGAGATAGACCCGAAGTCTCCCTTGTCGTACGCTTGGAGCTGAGGGGCACCCGATGGGCCTTCCCCTTGGTTGTACGCTAGGGCTGCTTTCAGCTCATCCCCATTGTACTTCTTAACGAGGCTCGCAAGCAGTTTAGCGCCAGCGTCAATGGCTAACTCTGGGTTGTATCGCCCATCGTCGTCACCATCGGTCACGTTAAGGCCCATCGCTCGGGCCGTGTTGCGGGTGAACTGCATGATGCCCTTAGGGCCAGTCTTAGAGACGGCCTTAGGGTTGAAGGATGATTCATTAAACGATAACTTACGCAGGAGGTCATAGGAGACCCCATGAGAGTCTGCTGCCTTCTGGAAGATGCCATCGTAATCGCTAGGTTTAGACTTATCGTAGCTCATGTTGTCTCCTTAATGGTTATTGGTCACCACCTCCATAGATGAACTTCGGAGTGGCTTTACGTTTCGCACGGACACGCTCACCAGCGGCCTTACGGGCCTGAGTGGCTGCGGCGATAGGTGCGCGTTTGGTTGCTTCCTTCAGTGCCTTCTCTTCGGCTTCCTTGGCCAGTCGCTGCTGCTGTTCCTGATATGTTCGAGTCAGTAGCTCCTTGTCGTAGCGGATGCGGACAGTGCCAGTGGTGTCCATCATGTAGATAGAGTCACCCTGCTGGTACATCGTCAGCTGCTTGTTGGTCACCCAAGGGTTAGCCGCGATGATTCCCTTACGGGCTTCTTCGAGAATGTCTCGGCCCTGCTCCCAGCTCTTAGGGTCATCACTGACCTGTAAGATGTTCTTCGGGATAATACCAATGGTATCACCATCCACGTCATCACCTTTGAAGGTCACAGTGGATTCCTTGAGGAACTTGTCTGTCTGCTGCATCGCCATGTCGCTGTTACCTGTACGGTACTTGACGCTGTCGTAAATCTTACGGGCCATACCATCCAGACTAGCCGGAATGCGGGACAGCTCTGGTGACTCTGAGTTGTTCTTCAGGGACGCCCACGCCTTATCGTCCTCGTACTGCATCTCCTTGGTGAGGCTGCGGCGAGAACGGTCAGCGTCGATGAGAATCTGCGGGTCAATGCCCTGCTTATCCATCATGTCCATCGTCAGGAACAAGTCAGCCTTGTCCGGGTACAGCGCAGCGAAGAGGTCCGGGTCGGTGTTACGCATGGTGCGCAGCTTGTTCAACGCTGTGGTGTCCTCCGGTAACTTACCGTTAATCACAGCGGCAGACCACTCAGACCCTGCGTCGGTTACCAGCTGGCCCACAACGGTACGGAAGGCTCCGCCCTCTGAGTCTGCCCGGAGGTAGCTCAGCTTCATGCGGTCCTTCTGTTGCTCCGTGAGCTGCATCTGGTCAATCTCAGCCAGCTTACCGTTGGCATAGTTCACCATGTCACTGTGAGTGAACTCGCCAGTGTTCTCGTTGGTCGGCATGTCCTTGTAGCTGGTGGACACGTACTGACCGTTGATGCGCTTGGTGAACTGCTGGTCGATGACCTGATTCTTGTTGATGGTCTTCTGACGCTTATCCATCTCCTTAGCCGCCGCTTGGGCCTCCTGACGGAAACGGGTCTGCATCTGCTCCTCAGCTTGAATCAGACGCTCACGCTCTGGGGTCATCTGGTCACCGGGTTGCAGCCTATCAAGGTCTGCCTTAATCCCCTGAATCATCTCCCAGCCCTTACTGGTGTCGTCTTGGTTCAACGCGCTGGTAATCCCAAGGCGGAAACCCTCAGACAACTTGGCGTCATTGTCGAACTGAGTCGACTGGGCCTTGACCATCAGTGAGTTCCACTGCTCCTCACCCATGAGTTCCTTGTAGGTCGTGGTCTTCCCGTTTAGGGTAACCGGACGGTCTGCAAGGCTCTGTAGGAACGTTGTAGAACCCGGACGCTGAATGACGTCATTAAGGGACCCAATGATTACCTGCTGTGCCTGAGCGTCGCTAGGGATACTTCCGGTCTTAAGCGCATTATCAATGTAGCGCTGGAAGAACTCACCGGACTCTGGGCGAGCCAGTACGGCAGGGTCCTTAAGGACACCGGACAGTTCCACCTTCGAGGCCAGTATGGCACCCTTCTGGGCCTGCTCGCTCAGGAACGCATCGTGCTTACCGTACAGTGAGATGTTACGCTCGGTGATGTTCGCGTTGAACCCTCTCTGGAACTCGGAGTCCTCAGGGTTAATCATGAACTGTTCAGCGAACTCGTTGGCACCTTCGGTCAACCGCTTGTGGCGATACTCTTCCATCTCAGTACGAGTACGGAACTCACCATTCTGAACCTTCTGCGCCACCTCGTCATCGATAAGGAACGCAGCGTTGCGGCCAGTCTTGAACCGTAGGGCCTCCATAGCGTACGGGTCGTCCTGATACAGCAGGGTCCCGTTCTTGATAGCCTCCCGGCGCTGCTCTGGGGTCAACTTACGGATAATCTCATCTGACCGCTCATCAGCCTTGTCCCTCTGACGCTTGTCGTATGCATCCGCTGCCTCGCCCATAGCAGTACCAAACTTCGCCAAGGACTGAACGAGGTTGGACTGGCGGAAGCCTTCCTGCTGGATGGTCACCGGGCGATACTGCATGGACGCTGAGCCACCACGGATACGGGTAGACCCGGCCTGTGGTAGTTGGCTTAATGCTTGTTCTAATTTACTGGCCATTATTTACCTCCTACCTTGGTGCCTTGGGCCTGACTAATTGGTGCCTTGGTGCCTTTACTGTCGAATGCACCGGAAGCATATGCGGATGCACCCTGTGATGTCATCAGCGCCAGCGGGTCTAGTACCTGCTCCAGCTTAGACTTACCTTTGCCCTCAGCCTTCTGCATGGACTTAACTTGGTCAATAGTCGACTCAGAGTTGCCAAGCTGTTGGGCGAACAGTGACGCATAGTCTCGACGGTAATTATCGGTGACCGCGTTGGCCTCCCGGATGTATTTACCCTCTTCGATTCGACTGATACGGTCCATGCTGTTACCCTCAAGGTTTCCCTCTCCGATTGCTGCACGGATTGTACCCATGGCCTGAACCTTATCGAGATTCTTAGCGGTCAGGTCCGCACTGGCTTCTTCCAGCTTCTGCTTCTGCTCAAGGCTGGCGTTAGCGTTCTGAATGTTTGACTCTTTAATCATTTGGGCAGACTGTCGGCGCATCTGGTCATTCTGGAGACCAATCATCTTGGCTTCATTGCGTGACTGACCGATGGCCTGCACCGCCGTCATTGCGATAGGAATAGCTGCCATCCAGCACATAGTTACCTCCTCGTTATGGTGAACAGTTGGAACTTCCCACCCTGAGTGTACTCCTCGTGGAATACAGCACCGATGGACTTAAGGAACCGCTTGTGCGGACCGTTACCGACCCACACGAAGTTCCACAGGGATGGATAAACATTTAATAACATGTCCCTGTACTCCATGATTCTCTCACGGAACTCCAGCTTGCCAGCCCTGTCGAGTCTCCACACTTGGTCGCTCGTAACGAACCAGCACCGGTCTCCGCAATGTCCACCTATAGCCAAGGGAAAACCATCGTGGTCTAACGTGACACACTCGGTAACCGCTGGGAACGATGGTTCTATACCCATGGCCTGTGCCTCAAGTACGTCATGGTAGGCCGGGACGAACAAATCGAAGTCATTACTTACAGTGTTTCTTATGTACATGCTTTAAGTCCCCTCTTAGTGTGGTCTCCCTATAGTGTGCCCTAATTGAGCACACCATAAGGATTCCTTCAGTTAAATACCGTTGGCGCGTCTGCTGTAGTTACCCTCCCAGCCACACCCAATGATTGACACCGGGGAAGCGTTGAAGGAACTCAGGGACACCTTCTGGTACAAGGCGTTACCAGTCACCGGGAAGCGGTATTGACCAGTAGTCGTGGCCTTCTGGCCCAGACGTAGACCAGTAGAACCCACTCGGGCGTTGACCAGATAGTTGAACTCACGGCTACCGTTGTCGACGCTCACAGTGAACGCTCCGGTGTTCTGATAGTTCACCCACGCTCTACGCAGCTGGAGACGACCAGAGTCCTCAGTGGACGTTGTGCCGTCATTCTGCTCCTGCTTGATGAGGAACCGACTGAACACATACTGGAAGTCGTATAGGAACCCGATGACGATGTTCTTACCAGAGACGTCACCGCTAATGCGGATGTCTGGGGTTGAATCCCAAGAGTCACCCATGGGCTCATACTCGGTGATTTTACCGTCACTCTCGCAGATTGCCACAGTGCCTTTTGAGAACGATGCGCTGTAGATGTCCTTGACGTTCACTACCGTCTGGTTCGTCTCAACGTCGTACGCTGTCTCTGAGATGTGGTAAGACCGCTTGGCGTCCACGTGGAATCGGTAAGGCTCGAACGGGAAGTCAGTCGACTCCTTCTTAAAGTCCACAGCAGCTATCCACACGTTGTAGGCGTTCCGCATCAGCATGTACATCGTTGAGTTGATACAGTTTGCCGCCATCACCTCCACACCATCCCCGAAGTCCCAGTGGGACCACGACTGCTGCCGAATGTTCTCGTCCATGTAGAGGAACTTGTAGATGAACACCTTGCTGGGAGCACCTTTTGTCAGCACACACGCGAAGTTCTCCGTGCCAGAACCATTGATGCTGTACACACCGTTCGGGATGTAGTTCGGGACGTGGGCCGTCATGTCCTCTGCATTCTTCACAGAGCTTACATCCTGTACCGCGTAGTAGCGCATGATGGACGTAAAGGAGCTGCGAGGAGACGCATAGTAGATGTTCCTGCCGATACCGTAAGGACGCGCACGGTCGGACACATCGAACTGGGTGGTCAGGTCTAGCTGTGCAGTCTTAGTGGATAACACACCGTTTGCCGAAAGCACGAACTGTGCCTCATCAGACCACAGCAGAAGCTCTTCAGCGAAGCTCACAGCGTACTTCAGGACCGACACTCGGTTATGACTCACAGCAACATCCAGTGGGTCATCGTCCGTGTAGTTGGCCACCGATGGCGGGTAGAACTCGAAGTATTTACTGGTACGGGACATCACAATGTTCTCCCCAGAGATGAACCCTAAGCGGTTCCTGAAGAAGAACACGTCAGTTATCGTCGAGTTCACAAAGGATGGTTGAGGGTTGGTATCATCATCACCAGCTCGGCGGTCCTTCCACTCGTGATACCCGAGGTCAAAGTTACCGTCAGCTGCACGAACCAGTGTCCAAGGCATCGTGTGGTACTCAAGGCCGACCGAGATGTTCCAACCGACAGTTTCCTTCCAGACCTTCTGACTTTTGTCGTACTTAACGTAATACTGGTCGGCGGTCTTGGATGTGTCCCCGACAATCTTCACCATGTACCCATCTGGGGCGTTCAGAGGCAACTTAGAGAAGCTCTGGACGTAATGGGTCACCGGGTTGATTAACTGGTCGGCGTAGCCATCCTTTGTCTCCAAGATGTCGATGGTGGTGTCCGCAGGAGCGATGCAGTGGATGTATCCTGTGCCCACGTTGAACGTCCACGTAGGGTGTGCCGTTCTTAGAAGAGTCGCTATGGCCTCGGCGATAGCCTGTGCGTCAACCTTTGGTGGGTCCTCCTTAGCGTTGTCACCCGGAGGCAGCTGGTGGCTAACCCACACGCCGTTAATGTTCACTTCGAGCTTTCGCCCGTACTGACCACCGCGAACGTTAATGATGGCATCCACGTTATCCCTGAATGTTCCACCGTTGGTCCTGTTCTGGTTCTCCCGGACCTGTCTGGTTCGGTTCACGATGAACGTGTAGTCGGCCACGGTGACCATCCGCAAGTTGTCCTTAGGATTATTGACGGTCACGTATGAGCGGTCACCCCTGACCTGATACTCATAGCCGGACAGGTCGAACACCCTTACGTCATTCCCTGTGAACACGGCGTAATACTGCTCGTATTCATCACGGTTGATGAGGTGGATGTAGGGGTCTTCCCCAAGATACCCACGGCCTCCCAAGGACTTGATGAACACCATAGGTGGCCGCTTCTGGAGACCCTCAGTCTCGGAGGACCAACCGTTGACCTGAAGCGAACCCTGCTCTGGGTACCGTAGGATTTCAGGCTGCTGGCTAATGCCCCCCTTGAGGTTCTTGATTGATTGTGATACGAGAGCCATTTGGTCCTCCTTAAGTTTACTGTTAGCGTCCGATGAGGCCCTGTACGTATGCGTCACCGTCAAGCATGTTGTACTGCCCGAAGTCCATCTCGTACTCGTTGCACGCCATACGTGCTTCCATCTCTTCCTGAGCCAGAGAGTTCTCTACATCCTCTGCGCCAAAGAACCGAGAGTTGAACTGACGGCTGGCCTTGGTGACAATCCACTGGCGGAAACACTCAGGCATCTCGTCGTAATCCTGAAGGGTAATCAGGGTCACGGTGATTGGCCCAGAGAAGGTATCTGTCCCTGTGGACTTGTCGTATACCCAACCACCACGGTTAACGTACTGGCCACCAAGGATGGACAGGTAGGCAGGTCGGAATGGGATAAGCCCAGTGTTGGTATCTGGGGTCAGTGTTGCCGACTCGTTGATGTTGAAGGCCCACCCCTTAGACTGAATCTGGCGGTTAATCCTGTTGAGGATACGACGAGCGTTCGCTACGTCTGCGCTACCATCTTCGTCAAGGGTTGTCACCGGGGATTCACCGATGGCTGCGAGCATCTCGTTGATGGCATCCAGCTCAGCGGCAGACCCAAAGTAAGCATCTTGCATGTTCATAATGTAAGCTCCTAACGAAAAAACCCCTCAGAGACCGTGAGTGGTCCCCAAGGGGTTTGGCTTATTGTTCCATCGACTTAAGTGCCTTGTTACGTGCACGTGTGATTGCGGCCTTCTGCTGAGGCGTGAGAGTTACTTCTTCCGGTTCACTCTCAACGGTTGCACTAAAGGCTGCTACTCTTAAGTCGACGCTTTGAAAACCAGTGCACCCGCAGATTCAGGACGCAGACCACCGTGACCCATCGCGTACTTAGCGATAATCTGGTCAGCCTGATACTCAGCGCGGCGAGCACGCTCCAGAGCCAGATCCTTCAGCTTAACGGTACCGACAGCGGAACGGTGCTGGAACAGGCCCACAACGTTCTCTTTGTTGACTTTACCACCAGTTGCCGGGAAGGCGTGCTTCTGGTTGGTCGCTTCTGCGCCTTCGTCCGGGCGGTCATCACCAGCACCACCAGCGGTCAGGTGTGGAACCTCTACGACTTCGAAGCCCATCACGTTGCGGATAGAACCACGCTCAGGGTCAATCAGAGCCGCATAGTTCGCAGCGTTAGGCATCAGAGCTGCCAGAATCGCAGAGTACACGTCCGGGGTGGTGTAGAACGTACGGTCGTTCGCCGGGACGTAGTTCTTGGTCAGAGCTGCACGAGCAATGGTCAGCTGTGCGATAACCGCTTGGCCCAGTTTGACCGGGTCAGTCAGGTCAGCCTTCAGACCAACTTCCAGCAGGGACGGTTTGCCCAGACCAGCGATGTTCTCGTTGACGGAATCAGCGAGGTTAACCAGACCAGCCAGCTCAGCCAGAACCGCACCATCAGCCGCCATCGCCAGAGATTCACCAATCTGAGAGGTGTACTCGGAGCGCACGTCATAGTGGTTCATCGCGTCTTCGATGTCGTAAATCAGCACGTCAGCGGTCAGCAGGCCATCAATGTTAATGGTCTTCTCAGTGTGCTTGATGTCTTTACGTTTGTCATCCAGAGACTCGCCCGGTTGCAGGTAAGCAGCCTTGGTGCGACCAATCACAGGGAACTGTGCGGACTTACCGGAGCTGATTTGACGCTGCATGTGACGGTTAGAGGTCACAGAGGTACGAGCGAATGCGGTCAGGACTTCACCGCCGAATACTTTCAGGAATAGCGCCAGCTTGTCTGCTGCGGATTGACCTTTACCTTGGTTAGTACCGAGCTGCTGTCCACCTTGCATGTTAGCCATGTTGAATCTCCTTATGTTGTTTACGAATAGAATTAGTCATTACGCTGACCAAACGGGCCTATCGTTGCCAAGCTGTTGAGGTACTACTTGAAACGAGGTGATACTCATTGTGTAACTCGAAGGGAGTCTAGGCCTCACCCATAATCTCCTAGTCTATCTGATAGCACAGTCTCGCACCTGACGAATGGTCGCCGTTATTACGAGGTTGTCAGTCTCCCTATAGTGGGCCCTAATTAAAACTTAGAGTCGATAACCTTCTGTTCCACCTCACGACGATACTTAGAGTCGGTGCGGTAACGTGGGTCAGACATTGCTTTAATCATCTCAGCCTGAGACTCGAAGCCTTCAGCTTTACGGGCCACAGGTTTCGCTGGGGTTGCACGCTTGGCAATAGAGCGCTCGGCTTTCTTACCAAAGGTTTTATCACGAGACTGTCCCGCTAGGTTCAGAATCGTCTTCATGGTGGCTACATCACGAGACTCAAAAGCCTTGATGAGCGCCTCGGCACCCTCAGGGTTATTGGTCTGCATGTGGGTGTAGACCTGCTGGAAGCGCTCACGGCCTCCCACGAAGTCCATCACTTTCTCTACGTACTGGTTTACCAGAGCTTCCTGACCACGAATGTACGCATCGACGAACGCCTTACTGTAGCCAGCTTCGGCCAACTCTTTGTAAGACTCATCGGACAAGCGGTCTTCGTTCTGGTACTCCTGCTGAATACGGGTCACAGCATCCTGTGAGAGACCGCGTTCGATTGCAGTAGCAACCATGTCGTTAAAACCAGCTTCGTGTTCTTCCAGCTGCTGAGAGGCTTCGTTGATGTCAGCCGGAGTTTCACCAATAGGTTTGAACTCTTCAGGTTCACCATCGTCCCCGGTTACTTCCTCCGACTGACTCCCTTCGTCGCCCTGCTGTTCTTCTTCGCCCTGGCCATCTTCGCCATCCTGTTCGTCTGAACCATCAGCGGAGATACGGACCTGCATACGGCCCTCTTCAGGTTCACCGAACGGGTCCACATCGGAACCATACGGGTCATCACTGTTGGTGTTCAGCTCGATTGCATCATCGCCATCACGGGCAGCAACATCAAGAGCCAACATGTTTTCTTGGTGCTCCTCAGGTGTACTACCAGTCAGTACAGCACTGTTAACACCGAAGGATGCGTATACGTCTGCGTTAGATTCGCCAGCCATTTCAATCTCCTTAAAGTTAAGACTAAGAGGGAAACACGAAGGACTCGAACCTTCTGACCAGACCTCATTCAATCTGGATGTATCTCCCTATAGTGTGCCCTAATTACATGCCCGGTTGCATACCGACTGAATCAGCAGCTGCGGCCATCGCCTCAGGACTTGCAGTAGCCTGTGCGGCCATCCCCTGACCCAGCGCTGCGGCCCCTTGCTGAGTAGCAATCTGAGCGCCCTGCTGCGCCATAAGGGCGTTCTTCTGCTCCTGAGTGAGAAGCATGCCAGCCGTGTCGAGTCCGATAGCGTTGGCGATGCGCAACTTGAGGTTAGCCAAGTTGAGGTCATCATCACCTTCGAGGGCCTTAAGGGCCGACCATGCGTTGATACAGCGCTCCAGCTTGTCGAGGTCTTGACCACGTCCGATAGCCTCAAGGCCAGTGCTGATAGTTGGCTCGACAGCCTCTTTAGGTAACTCCGGGATTTGCTGCGTGGCTTGTAGTTGCTTCAAGAGCACTCTTACCAGAGGCAGCTGGAGTTCCTGCGAGAGAATCGAGTAGACACCGCCAAGGGTATCTTCCAGCTCTGACGCCACATACCGAATCTCTTCGGCTGTGACTCGCTCACCTGTACGTTGTACCGCACTGTTGAGCATAAAGGCATACGAGAGGCGAGCCTCAATGGTGTCGCTTACGTTCTTCGCTACGGTAAAGTCACCGGACTTCTCCAGCTGGAGGAACTCAATGTCCTGCTTACGGCCCGGTACGAACGCACCAGACTGTGCTGCCGTGAGTCGGCGGACCTGAGTGATACCTGCCGGGTCTACCAGACCGATAACCTTAGCGGTAATCATGGCCATCTTCACGATGGACTCTTGGAGGTTCTCTAGGGACTTGAGGTCGCCCAGATACTCTTCCACGTAGGAACGACCGTAGGATTCACCGTCGATGCGGACCATGCGGACCGGGATGTATGGACACTCTTCGAGCGGATACTCAGCCTCACTGCCCGGAACCACCGCTTCGGCAACCTCTTCGTACTTCGAGTAGCCATCCCCGGCTTCGTTCAGGTACACGTGGGTGTAGACGTCAATCTCAGCGTCTTCCTTCTGCTCACCTTGGGCTGCTTCCACTTGGCTGCGGACATCCTCAGGGAGAGCGTTGAACGCAATCTTGTCGAGAGTGACAATCTGGAGTACGTTACCGAAAGCGTCTCGCTGGACCACATAAGAGTTCAGTCGATAGAGCTTCATCGGGGTATAGCCCTCAGGCTCCGGTAAGTACAGCAGCGCGTTCCCGGCCACACACAGTTGCTTCAAGCACTCAAAGAGAGTCACTCGGTAACTGTTGGACTCGATGTAGTTCATGATGATTCGCTCTACCATTGAGAGGCCCTCATCGACCTTAGCGAGACCCTCAGCGTCACCCAGAAGGTTCTTCGCTTCGTATTCACTAATGGTCAACTTCATCCATGACTGCATCGGGAACAGGGCCAGCATCAACTTGGACGCTAGGTTGTTCAGGCCGCGAGCACCTACGGATTGCCACGGAGTCGTGTAATCGGTTGATGCGTTATCGGAGTCCTTAGGGAACAGTGAGGGAATCGTGTACTGCGCACAGGACTCTGCTCGTGTCTCATAAGGCTGTCGGTCGTTCTTCAGACGGTCGTATACCGCCTTGGCTCCCTCCTCTGCGAAGCCTTCGAGTTTAACTTCTGCCATTTGTTAGCCCTCCCCGTAACCAATCATAAGTTAATCCCACCGCCAGAGCTGCGGGAAACTGAGAGGGACTTCTTACCGGAGGCACGAGTTTTCTTCTTGCCAGACTCTGTGTCTGCCGAAGACTCAACGTCCTCCACGACCTCTTTCGGTGCTTCCTGAGGTGCTGCCACAGGTGTCTCAGCGGCTGTCTGCACGTTGGGTGCATCTGCTGCCAGACCAACGGCCTTGAGTGGCGCCTTGACTACCTTGGAGATAGCCTTCTTGATTTTCTTGAACAGTCCCATGTTAGCCTCCTAAAGCTGACTTACGGATTTTACTGACGGACCCTGTAGGCTCGGTCGTCTTGGCCACCTTGAGTGACTTACGCCCTGACACCTCAGGAGTGGTACTGTTTGAGTCTTCGTCACCACCGTACTGGATACCCTTAGGTTCCTCAGTGAGCGGAGCTGGCTCAGGGACAGTCGTTGTGTCGACCTTAGGTGCTTTCATCTTGGGTGAGAAACACATAATCAATCTCCTTCTTTGAGTGCACGCTGACGGCCCTCCATCTCGTCAAGGACACGAGAAGCCATGTAGTGACCATACAGTACCCCGGAGATGAACTCCTCGCTGTGGCCAGCCTCACGCAGCTTACGAACCTCTGACTGATACAGGAAGTCAGCATTGAAGCGAGACTGTAGATACTCCTTGACAGCTCGCGGTACATCGGGAAGGTCATTAGGATTGTTAAGGATGTGCTCTATAGGTTTTAACATTTGAGTCTCCTCTTTAAGTAATCTTTAAGTAATAATCATAATGGGCACTTCCCTATAGTGGGTCCTAATTGTGCCCATGAGTTTATCACTTTGGTTTATGCTCGACTATCTGCTTGATAATCAAGGCCAACATCCAGAGACCACGAGCGACTAAGCCCATGGTCAGTACGATGAGAATCAGCTGCCCGGTTGCCATAGAGTAATCTCCCCAGTCTCGATGTTGTACTCATCAGAACGGAGGATGCGAGCCATCTGGCCCTGCTTGATTACTTCCGCTTCGGTCATCCCTGCTTTGGCACCAATGGACTTAATGCAGTCCCAGAGCGTCTCTCCCGGCTCAGGAGCACGTTTCACCCACTTGGTTACCTCTTGGCCCTTGTTCTTACCGGACTTCAGCACGGACGTTACAGGCTCCACAATGAAGGGTTCCTTGAGGAAGTCCTCAGCGGTATCGCCCCATCCGGGAATCCCGCCGTAACCATCGGTGATATCTCCCTTGATAGTCTGGAAGAGATGCCAGTAGTCGGCTGTCTCCTGAGTCTGCACGAGGATGTTACCAGTCGTACACCACAGGAAGTCGCAATCCGGGATGGTCTTAAAGTCCTTGTCACAGGAGACCAGTACGGCCTTCTCGTAGTTGTACACGAGAGGGTTAGACCCGATGATTCCCATCACGTCATCGCCTTCTAGCTGAGGCTCAAGGACGCACGTGTAGGTTTCGAAGACGTACTCAAGGAACTCGAAGTAACCCACAGGTTTCTTGACGACTGCGCGGTTCTCTTTGTACGTTGGGTCCACCAGCAGCTTGCGCCAATTGGCGCGGTCGGTGAACGCTAGGACTACGTCTGCATTCTTCCATGCCTTCTTGCGGCCCTTGTAGGACTCGATGGAGTTCTCCAGAATCTCTCGGGCCTTAGCGTGGTCGCAGCAACGGTGCCAAATCTCCTCCTCCCACGAGGCATCGAACTCAGCGGCACTCATAGCTTGGAATACCAGCCAGTCACCATCCATCACAAGGACGCCCTTGGCAATCTTCTGGGTTGCCCGGTAGTCGCTGAAGGATAACAATGTGTGCTTACTCATCGTCTTCCTCCTCCTCATCACCCAGAAGTCCTGCTTCCTGCAACGACTCGGAGTACCACTCCCAGTTATCTACGCCGCCTGCCTCAAGAGCGCTCAGAATTTCGTCCCGACTCTCTAAGTATTTCAGGCGAGCTTCACTAATCGTTACATTACTCACTGGGCACCTCCTTGTTACATTTGTGACACCACCAGTAGTAGCTTCCGGGGAATCCACCCAGTGTTGGGCGCTCTCCGCACTTACGACACGGTGTGTCTCTGATTAAACCTTTTAAGCTCACAGGCAACCTCCATGGGTCTTAAGGAATTTCACTCCGGCACTGGTAATTTCCCAAGCGCCACCGTTGCGACCACTCATGGTCAGGCACGAAATGTGACCACGGCTCGCAGCCTCAGCGACTAACGCAGCGTTGTTGCGCACGTAGTTCGACTGGAAGGACTTAGGGCAGCCCTTGAGGGCCGCCAGAACTTTGAGATACTCACTCACTTGGTCACCCTCACGATTGCTGGGGAGAAGCGCATAAGTTTCTTCTCATTAAACGAAAGGTCGTCATGTGCCTCTTTGACCATCGAGCGCAGGCCATGTCGGATGCAGTACGCAGCCGCTTCATCGGGTCCACCGCTGAGTGCTGCCTCGAGGAAGCCCAGCTTTAAGTTGTCCACCTTCTCACCATTGGCAACCATCCGTGCAACACGCAGAACGGTCTCGCTAAGGTTCTTCTCTGACTCGCTGTCAATGACGCTGGTGACCTCAAAGGTAACCTTGAAACGCTTGGTAATAGCCATGATAAATCTCCTGTATTATTAGTGACATACGGCCCAGTTAGGACCCATCTTACCTTCTGTGTCCAGACGGCAACGGAACTTAAAGTGGTCTCCCACGTTACGCATAGCTTGCTGCGCTGTGTCAATCACCTGCTGTGCAATCTCTGGGGTCCGGCAGGCCACTTGTATTTCATCGTGAACCCACGCCATGTAGGCGAAGTCGCCATCCCATCCGTGCTTCAATCCTGCTTTAAGAAGCAACTCTTCAGTCTCGACAATCCACAGCTTACAAATGAGCGCACCCGCTGACTGAAGCAACGTGTTGAGCGCGGCATGTGGTGACCGAACGTGTACCTTTCTTCCATCCAGTCCCTTAATCCAGCGTCGTTTCCATTTGACTTTCTGCTCTCCGGCAACCCATCGGGATGACTCGACGAGGGTCTGCTGGATTCCTTCACGCAACGCTGCGATTGCTGGGGTGTTCTCAAGGAATTTCTTCTTGAGTTCCTTTCCGCGTTCCTTACCTGCTCCGACGATTTGTCCAATCTTCTCGTCGCCTGCTCCGTAAAGGAATCCGTAGATAAAGGTCTTCGCGTTGTCACGAGTCGGCAACTCAGCGGCCTGCTGGTTTACCGTGTGGATGTCCCCGTTAAGAATAACGTCTGCATAAGCTCCCCCGTCGTACTTGGACATGAAGTGTGCGAGACACCGCAGTTCCAGACCGGAGGCGTCGATGCCAGCTTGTACCCAAGGTAAACCAGTGAGGCCGTCAAGGTGATGCTCAGCACCAAAAGCAGCCCTGCAAGGCTCGCCGTAAGGACTTCGAACACCCGGCACTTGTCCGAGGTTCGGGAAGCTGTGAGTCGCTCGGCCCGTAACGGCACCATTAGGATTGACTGAACCATGGATTTTACCATCCTCTTGAACGTAACGTAGCCACGCTTTGTCGCCCTCAGCCGCCTGACCGATACGCTTCTGTATCATCAGGTACTCTTTGATGAGGTCGATGCAGCGCTGCTTCTCAGGGTCTTCCACACGAACGTGCTCAAGGACCTCGTCGTCTACCTTGGGTGCACCCTTGTCGGTGAACTCTGTTGGTACCCATCCGGCTTCCTTCAGCTTGAGCGCAATGTGGTCTCGGCTACTAGGGTTGAACACAACGTGCTCTACAGGCGTATACGGAGCGCCCTCTACGTAATCCCTAGTGTCCAGCTCGCAGGGTTCACGACCCTCACGCTGAGCTTTGTTCTTGGGTTTCTTGTAGATGGCACCCTGCTTCGGGTACTTCACTCGTGGGTATTTACCCAGAGGCTTCCCGGTGCGCGGGTGCAGGAATAACTCAGTGCCTCCCTTAGGTTGGTACCAAGTACCGAAAGTGTCGGTGAGTGTCTGAAGGAGTTCAGAACGACGACCCGCGAGTTCGACGTAGAGTTCCTCAATGGCCTTGGTGTTGAACGGGAATCCGTTGCGCTCCTGCTTAGCGAGTAACCAAGCGGCTCGGTGTTCCAGCCAGACGGCCTCACAAGACTCTGACCAGAAGGTTGTCTCGCTGACATCCGTGAAGTCTATACCAGCAGGGAAGTAATGCTTGTCGCTTAGCAGCTTCTCTAAGAGCGCCTTGGTCACCACAACGTCCTGAACGTTATAGTCCATCATCGGCTCGTTGAAGCTAATCCACTCAGCACCGTCCACATAGTCCTCACCCTGTTCCTCAAGGAGTTTCTTGAAGTCGTCCTTGTACTCACCCTTCATCTCACCGAGACGGTATCCCCACGCCTCCAGAGCGTGAGACCCAAAGCGCTTACCGGGTAACTTACCGGAACGCAGCAGGGCCATGTCGGAGTCCTTAATGTTCGCAAACAGTAAACGACTAAGTACCAACGTGTCCACTACGTTCTCACGCGGCAGGTGGAACTCTCGGTTTAACTGGAGCTTGGCCAGCTTGGTCAACACTGGGGCATCATACTTGTGACCGTTGTGGAATACGATGAGACCACCACGAGCCACCTCAGCTTCCAACGCATCGAGATACGCTGAGAAGTCCCAAGGTCGATACGATACGTACTCGTCCGTACTGTAGTCATAGATGACCCCACAGTGGAACTGAGTGACTTTCTCTAAGAGGTTGTTCGCCTCGATATCGGTTACTAACATAGTGGTCTCCTGTTACTTAACGACGCCCGAGGAAATACTCACGCGGACGCACGGTTAACTTACTGTTCTCAATGGCGAAGCTACCTGTAAGGACGTCAACACCCAAACGGCTAAGGCCACGGACGTGAGACACCTGAGAGAATTTGTTACCGACACTTCGGATATAGACGGTACCACCAATGGCTCCATCCTCCCAAGTTGCCAGCTCGCCAGCCTTCAGCGGGGCCTTGTAGTCGCTACACTTAGGAGCAGGCTTCTGCCAGCCCTTAAGGTTGTCATGTTTCCACCCCAAGTTATACAGGATGTGTACCGCTGCTGACTGCTTCGCTTCGTGAATCTTAGCGGCTTCCAGCTCTTTGGTCAGCTTCTCGATGTCTGCACGGATTTCTTCAGGTTTACGCATGGTAATGTCCTCTCAATATGTTGTGTGTGATAATCATAAAGGCCACTACATATAGTAATGACCTTGAGTTTATCACTTAGCTTCTGACGCTGCGGCCAGACATAATGACGTTTCGCCGACCTCTTTGGTCAGGAGTGCCTCCCGAACTTTGTCCTCACCGATGGCCACAGTAGCGGCTACGGCTACGGATGCCAGCAGTCGAGCTGCCTGTGTGTCGTCGAGGGTCACACGCTGAGTATGCGCACGGTTATCACTCTTAGACTTCCAACGGTAGACCAGAGTGACCTTGCCGTTGCGAACGTTGATGTGAACCTTGCGTCCCCACTGGTCTACAGTGTCGGACAGCTGAATGGTATTGCCGGGGAATTTAGCTTTGGTAGTCATTAGAAGAACTCCTTAAGTTTCTGAGCTTTAAGTGCAACTTTCGCTGCCTCTGCGGTTGCATCCAGAGATGCCTGACGTGCCTTGTCGGCTGCTTTAGCCAGCTTAGCGGCTGCTTCTGCTTCCACCTTGGACGCTTTGTCCAGTGCCTTGGCTTCACGGATGTACAGAGCGATGACCAGACGGCCTAACTTCTCGATTAATTTAAACATGGTGGTTCTCCTTTCAGTTATTGATAATCAGGGTCAGAGGCGCACCAGCAGTACGCCCCATTGCATTTACGTTTAGTAGTCGTCTTCTTCGTGGCCTTCCCAGCCAGTATCTCCCTCTCCTTCTCCGCCAGTGTAGCTAGACGGTTCAAGGAGTCCGGTCTTTTCGTTGTACTCCATGTACCCCGCAATGCCAACGCCAATACCATTAAAGCGACACTTGAGAATACGAAGGAGGACAAGATTAGGCATGTCCCCTTGCTGATTACGCTCAAGGGCAATGATAGTATCAGAGAGTTGGCGCAGAGACCCAGACCCACGCAGGTCAGTAATGGAAACAGCACGTCCTTCTTCATGAGCTTTACCTTTCTCCGGGTTCTTCAGGTGGCAAATAACAATAAGTACCACTCCGGTTGACTTAGCGAACCCTTTCAGCTTGGTCATGAGTCGGTCAATCATCTTGCGCTCATCGGATTCCTCCGAGGCTGACACAACGATTGAGATGTGGTCCAGAATGATTACGTCACAGTTTAACCCTGTGCGCATGTAGTGCAGCTTGGCCAGCAGGCGGTCCACCTCAGCTTCCGCAAAGGAGTCATAGAGATGGAACTGGTCGGAGCCATACAGCTCATCGAACCACTCATCGTACGTACCGTCCTCAATGAGTTTCTGCTTGAACTCCCGAGGTTGTTGCCGTAAGCGGATGCCGTTAGCAATCCCTAGGACATCCTCCATGGTCTCCTCTACGGATTCCTCAAGCATCGCCATGCCTACCCGCAGTCCTTGCCCTCTGGCGAACCCTAGGGCCTGCTGGCGAACGAACGTAGACTTACCCATTCCTGACCCAGAAGTAACCATGATGACTTCGCCACCACGTGCACCCAAGGTTCGGTCATTCAGTCCCGGACATCCCGAGAAAAGGTATCCGACGCTTTGTTCGCTGGTCATGGCCTCGCGCACTCGGTCCTTCATGGACATCGCGCCGATAACACCATCAGGCACCCAAGGGGCCGCGTTCCATATCTGGTCGAGAACTTCCTTGCCTTTGCCCTTGAGTAAACACTCGTTGGCGTCCTTCTCGGTTAGCACGGCCACGTGGACCTTACCGGGAGGGAGAACCTGAGCGGCTTCCTCTACAGCTGCACGACCCGGCTCATCCATATCGAACATCAGGATAATCTGGTCGAAGCTATCGAAATACTCGTAGTTTGCACTGCAAGTTTTCTTAGCGGCTGACGCACCGTGACCGAGAGAAACTACAGGCCACTTACAGTCCTGAAGTTGCATCACGGTTAACATATCGATTTCACCCTCGGTGATGACAATCTTCTTGCCGCCATTCCATAGGTGCTTACCGAACAGTGCATCCCCTTTGTGGGACCCTCGGGTAGAGAAGTTCTTCTCCTTGTCCCGCAGCTTCTGAGAGACGATGGAGCCATTCTGGTCACGATAATCGGCCACCTGATAGGCAGTCCCTCTGACCTTGGCGACCCAGTAGCCAGCCTTCTGGCATGTCGCCTTTGAGATACCACGAGCGGTCAGGTCGGTGTATCGACCGTCACTCTCGCCGAATACCAATAAGCCTGAACCTTGTGTATTCATCCCGTAATTCCCTCCTTTGGGTCTTCTCGATGATAACTTTTCGGTACGTTCCTCTGAGCCTCTCACTCGGTGTTGACACACGAAGCAATACTCATGCCCGTCAGAGTACACTGAGTTACCATCAGAAGAACCACAGTTTTCGCACGGAGCGTGGAACAGGAAGATACTCTCCTGACCATCTTCTTGACTGTCTCCGTAACTCATAAAGCTGTCCCGTCGACACATGACATGAAGAACGCTATGAGGAAGGTGACCGACCACAGTCCGAGCACGCCATACGCCAACAATGGGATTATGTCGAAGCCTTTTAAGTTGTTCATATTAAACCTACCTCGTGTAATACACCGATTGCAACCGTACCCACCAGTACAGCGATGGTAATTACCGCGACTGTCAGGACAAACATGAAGAATACGTCAAATACCTTGTTCATAAAGTAATCTCCGTTGGTGTGGTCAGTCCGGGAATCGAACCCGAATGAAGCGCAGCGCTACGCCAAGTGCACCTTAGCCTGACCATAATTTGTACAGAATGTGTGACAACAGGGAAACGTAATTGTCTCCCTGTAGTGTGCCCTAATTATCTACTCTTGTCCGTCGCTGAACCACTCCTTGTTGATACAGTAAAGCGTACCAACTATCAGGATTGGCAATCCGAATATGATGAGAGCCTGCGTAACCATGTCAGCCCCTGTCAGAAGTGACCAGTTCGTTCTTCTCCCACCAGCGCTTCAGGTCGAAGCTCGGGCAGGCTTTCGGTGCTACGTCGTGATGTGCCATCAGCACGGCCCCAGCGTATTGCACCTTCAGTTCTACCAGCAGTGAACGCAGCGACTGCATCTGGGCTGGCGTGAAGTTTGCCTCAGGGTTACCCTTGGCGTCGATACCACCTACCAGACACACGCCGACAGAAGTCGAGTTGTACCCCTTGACGTGTGAACCCACAGCGTCTTGGTCGCGGCCAGCCTCAACGGTACCGTCACGACGGATGATGAAGTGATATCCTACATCCAGCCAGCCCTGCTCTTTGTGCCACTGGCGAATCTCACGGACGCCTACGTCCATGGTTGCCTTGGTGGCCGAACAGTGAACGAAAATCTGAGAGGTCTCCTGTCGCTTAGTGAATTGAACCTTGGCCATACTTACTTTGCTCCTTTCTTCTGCTTGAACTTGCCGAACGGTACATCACGCTTCGGCTCCTTCAGCCAGTCTACGGGAATCAATTTGTCGGCAAACAAGATGTTATGCTTCTCGCACCACTCAGCGTAACTGGTTGGTGACCCTTTGTAAATCTTAGTGCGACTCGAAGAGAACACTAACCGGATGTCTAACTCCGGGTGCTGCTCACGAATCAGTAGGTGCTTCTTGCGGTCCTCGGCTTCCCAGAGACCCTTAGTCTCCACGAAGATGCCGTTGGGTAACAAGAAGTCTGGAGTGTAAAGGTGGTCACTCGCAGGAATAACGTAAGGGATGCGCCACAATTCGTAGTCGAACGTGACGCCCTTTGATTCTAACTGCTTGGACACCTTGTCCTCAAGGCCAGACCGGAAGGCACCCACCTTCCGAATCCCTTTGGCTCCGTAGCCAGCCATTAGAAGTCATCGTCTTCTTCGGCTTCACCCTCGTCCGCCTCTTCCTCACCAGACCAGTCTTCCGGGTCTTCCTGAGGTTTACGGCTGCGAGGTTCGTCCGCTTCGTAACCGCCTTCTACGGCTTCGTCAGCCCAGTCGTCTTCGCCACCACCAAAGGTAGCCAGTTCGACCAGCATCACGCCTTCCAGCTGCAACTTAACGGAAGCGCCAGCTACAGCCGACCAGCCGTACGGTACCAGAGAGAAGCGAATCTTGACCTTGGAGCCGCCACCAATAATCGGCACGTCCTGAATGCGCTTGCCCTTAGCGTCGACAACGCCCAGAACAATCTTCTTGGTCTCGCCAGTCTTCTTGTCCTCGTACGAACCGTAGCACTTGAAGTTGAACGTGGTGGTGCCATCACCGTTGTCGAAGAACGGCATGTCGCCTTCATACGGCTTCAGAGGTTTCTTACCCTTCTGAACCTTCGGCGGGTTCGCTTCGTGCGCTTCCAGACGGGCCGCGTAGTTTTCCTCGTGGGTCTTAACGATGAGGTCTACCAGCTCCTGACAGTCTTCGTTCTTGAACGTTACGGAACCCTTGTAGGTACCGCGTGGGTTCTCAAAACCCTCACCGCCATAGTCCGGCTTGTTGAAGTAAGCGTACGGCTCACAGGTACCAATCTTGGTGGTGTAAATCTTCTTCTTAGCGAATGCCATGATGAATCTCCTTTGGTTTATAACAGAAAGAGGGACAACCTGTGTCCCTATAGTGTGTCCTAATGACTATCCGGGCGTATCCGGGTCACTTGGCCCAACTCTTCGTACTCCGCCTCGGCTACTTCGAGGGCCTCCTCAAGAGACCCAGCGTGTACCGGGAGTTCATACGATGCGTTAGCTGTCTCGACCGTTACGACGAACTTTTTCATCTTCCCACTCCTTCCACATGTTATACAGGGTGATGTACGCAGGGTCGAGCGTCTTCTCGTACATCGCTCGGCACCAGTCACTTGGCGTCATAACACAGACCCTTGTGCTTGGTGTACAGCTCCAGATAGAAAGTGGCCTTCGCCATGTCTTTCTCTAAGGTAGCCAGCTCGGACTTCTTTCCTGCCCGCAGGCGGTACTTGAGGATGTTCCCGAGGCAGTAACCCTTGAACATCTCTTGGGTCATGCTGCGAGCAATCACCTCGATGGCCTCGACACCCTCAAACAGTTGGTAGTGACTCGGCTGCTTAACACCATCATCTTCTACACTCGGAGCCTTGCTGTCCTTCATTGCGCGGACTTCCCCAATGGTCGTACCTTTGGTGTCTAGCGGACACTCACTGCACGATACCTTGTAGCATATGACGCCATCAGCGCACGTTGTGGAGTCTGGGCGGTCAGTGTTTTGTTCAACCAGCAGATTCACCACTTGAATTTCACGTTCAGTCATTGACCGCCTCCTTAATGCGCTCCCAGAACAGGCGAAGGCGTGGCCACTTGGTCACCACTACGGGTACGAAAGGACGGCTCTTAGTCTGAGCCAATTCGTAGAGACCGCGAGTAATCAAGATGTGCACACTAGGTGCCAGCTCGAAGGTGTCGCCGATACGTGGAATCTTACCGTGGCGCTCAGTGGCTGCTACAGTGCTGCGGTCCTCACGGCGAACCGAGAAGATACCGTTGGATTTATTGAAGTGTAAGCGCATGGTTATGCTCCTTTAGGTGGCTCGTCGTTCATTGACCACACGATAGCCGCGAGGATGAACACGATTATTAGAATCAGGTTGATAGACATTTGGTGTCTCCTATAGTGGGTCCTAATTACATCTTGATGGTCGGGTCAGCCTCGGTGCCACGCCATTTGTCGAACGATGGGTGACGCAGAGAACCGTCTGGAGTTTCCTCCATGTACTTGATTTGGCACGCCCAGCCCTCGTAAGGGTTATTCGACGGGTGTTGGTCGTATGCACACTTACCTGCGCAGGAGTGATTGTCCATACCTACATCATTAGACATCTGGCAGCCATTATCGCACACGGCGTGAGCCTTAACTTTGGCCGTAAACTCATCCATAAGTGCCTGAGAGATGTTGTTAGCGGACACGACTCGACCTGACTCAAGGAGAACCTCGAAGCCAATCACCTTGCCCTCGTTGGCAAGACCGGGAGTTCCCCAGTTGAGTCCCACAACGACACCGTCAGCCTCATTCTCTGGCTTCAGTTTCCACCAGCCGGACTTCTTACCGCGCTTGTAGATACCCTGAGGGTCCTTAACCACGAGACCTTCGTGACCTTCTTCGCGTTTCTGTCGGTACAGCGCATCGAGTTCGTCCATGTCGTAAACTTCATGGGACTCCGAGAGGCACCACTCGACTTCAGGGAAGTGGTCTTGCAGGACTGGTAAGGCTACCTTGACGTGCTCAAGGCGCAGGAGGGTCATCACATTGTAGTCATCACCTGACTCGATGATATCAAGCGGAATGATATCGTAGAGGACGACTTTGAGCTGCTTGGTATCCAGCTCGAAAGGTTCCTTCTTACCTTTCACCACTCCATCCTTGGTGGAGTACATCCAGTTGGTCTCTTTGAGCCACTTGGTGCGCAGTAGGCCAGACCCGGTGTTGAAGTCCACGCCTTTGACCATGAGTTCGCCATCGAGCATAAAGCCGTCCGGGAAAATCCAGCGGTCATCTTTCAGTAACTTCTGCCAGCGCTGGTCGAAACCGTTGAGGTGCTCAATGGCCGGAATGGTCTTGGAGACCCGGCTGAGCCACGCTGCGTTGGCCGTGTTGTCTACGCAAATGTTCCCGCGAACACCATCGTGCTTGGTGTCTGCGATAAGGTAGCCGGAAGTCTCCAGCGCCTTCTCGATAGCGGAGCGAACGAACGAAACGGCCTTATAGGGATTAGTCTTAATGTTCATCATAACGATGTCTCCGAAGTGTAGTGTTCATTTAGTGTGCAATAAGCAATCATAAAGGCCACCGGAATCCGACGACCTTGAGTCTGCCTATAGTGTGTCCTAATTACTTCCAGCTTGAATAATCAGCTGTGAGTTTTGCCAGCCAGTCTGACGCCGAGTCAATCGACCAGCGACTGAAGGTCTTCTCCACGAGGACCTCGTCGTAATCCGGTCTCGGTTCGTACACAGAGAGTAGCACTGTGCGGTTGAATGGGCGGTACGTCATGATTACACGGAGTCCCATCTCATCCATCAGTCTTCGCTCTATGTGACCCAGCCGTGACCACTGTGAGGTGCTACCTTCGAACAGCCATTTAGTTTGCTCAGCCATTTGTTATGCTCCTACGAAGTATTTCTCTTGGTTAACAATGCTGTCACCCTTCGCACTGCGGAAGGAACCCTTCACGCCACCACCGCGCTTAGTCTTGTTCAGCTTGCGACCCTTAGGGATATAACCTTCAGTCTGCTGACGTTCACGGTTGCGCTCGAAGTTGATTGTGTTCTGATACATGGTGTTGCTCCTGATTGTGATAGTAAGGGACATTCATGAAGGCCACCAAACGTGATGACCTTGAGTATGTTCCTGATAGTGGGTCCTAATTAAATCTTACCGTGGCGGAACTCGATGCGTCCCACTACTTCGCTCTTGTAGTAAACGAACTGCTTGCGCTCACCGTTGGTGCACAGCTGGTCTATCAGGTAGCGGTCATCCAGCCCGGTCCAGCGGAGGGACTTAACATGCAGACCACACGGCCCAAGGCCCAACTTAAAGAGCGTCTTGGAGTGGGTACCGTCCGGCAACACAGCGGTGAACTTAACGTGAATCAGGTCTGAGACCAGCATCAGCTCGTCTTGAGCTTCCTTCAGCGACTTGCGGAGGAACTTCATACGCTCACGCTGGTGCTCTCGGAGTTCGTTCTCATCGCACACCTTCTGTTTCTCTTCCTCAAGTCTTGACTCAAGCCATCGCACCTGCTTATTGAGTGATACCTTATCTTCGGACAAGCGGCACACCTTATCGTGCAATATGCCTGTGTACTCCTCGTTACTCTTGGCCTGCTTCTCAAGGGCGTGCTCGCAGGTGGCGAGTCGTGTGGTGGCCCTTACGAACATGACGATTAATACGATTAACGAGATGGTTACAATGATTGAGTAAGTCATGGTGTGCCTCTTTAAGTATTCTTTAAGTTAAGACTTTAAGTAATGGAACCCTCGGTCATTCGAAGGTTCCCTATAGTGTGTCCTAATTACCTGAGACCTTATGCGAACGCGAAGTCAGACTCCAAGATATCGCGCAGATTCAGGTCGCCTTTGGCCGGGACCGCTGGCATTTTGTCCAGTTGGGACTCATGCAGCTGGTCAGCGAACTGGTCGTAGAAGTCAGCGATTACATCGTTGTCCTCGTAGGTCTTGACCATCGTCTCACGGACTGCCTTAAAGAGATTCCCAGCGTCTGCCGGAATGGTCCCGAAGGAGTCGTGAATGAGTGCGAAGGAGTCAATCCCGTAGACCTCGTTGGCGTGCACTACGGTCATGCGCAGGTGGCTACCGTCCTGTGAGTGTACAAAGTTAGGAGCGATGCCTGATTCCTGCTTGTGAGCATCAATCTCGGAGTCCTTCCCAGTGTTGTACGTCATCTTGACGTTGGCCTGCCCGAGGAAGACCAGCTTCAGGCGCGCTTGGTTCTGCTTGCGGTACTCCTGCCACACCGGGAAGCCGTCTGGTGTTACCCAGTGGATTGCACAGCGCTTACGTAGCACCTCTTTGGTCTTCTTGTCCTTGACTTCAGCGGCCAGCAGCTTAGCGGCAGACTTCAGCCAGTTCATTGCTTCCACAGCGGCCACTACGGTCACAGTCACAGCGTCCCAAATCAGCTTGGCCATGTAGCCAGCCGCTTGGTTAGGGTGCGTAAACATCAGGCCCTCGCCGTTGTCAATAGCAGGCTGAACGGTATCCTCAAGAACTTGCTGACGGAAGCCGAACTCTTTGGAACCGTATGCCAGCGTCATGACCGAACGCTTAGTAACCTTGCGGGTCACACCGTATTGCAGCCACTGAGCGGCCAGTACGGACTCGCCCAGCGTTACCTTCTCGCGGAACTCGCCAGTCTCCTTGTCGGCAATCTGCTCGACCACCGTCTGAGACCCGTTGACAGCGTGCTGGTGGAGCACCTCGTTAACCTTGTCGGCCACAATCTTGTAGATATCCTGCACGGTATCAGACGGCAGCAGGTTGACCGCACGGCCACCGATGGAATCGCGGAGCATTGCGCTGAAGTGCTGAATCCCAGAGCAGGACCCGTCGAATGCCAGCGGCAGCGAGCAGTTGTAATTCAGGCCGTGGTGCTTAACGCCTGCATACTCAAAGCAGAACGCTAAGAAACAGAACGGAGAATCTTGCTGGGTCCACCAAGTGTTATTCAGTGGGTCCGCTGCGCTCGCCAGAATGTTGCCCTCGTTCTCTTCGATGAACTTGATGCGCTCAGGGAAGGGAACCTTGTCGACGCCTGCACAGTTTGCACCATGAATCTTCAGCCAGTAGAACCCATCGAGACCAATTGGTTTACCCTTGGCCAGCGTCAGCATACCCTTGGTCATGTCGTTACCCTGCGGGTTGAACATGCTCACAGCGTACACACGTCCGCGCCAGTCCATGTTGTACGGGAACCAAATGGCCTTGTGGTTAGCGAACTTGTTGGCCTGTGCGACCATGAACTCCATGGATAATCGGCGAGACTGGCGGGCCTTGTCCTTACGGTAGACCGCTGCGGCCTCCTTGCGCCACGCCTTACGTGCCACCTCGTTGGTGTCGATATCGTCCGGGCGTGGTGGTAACTCTTCTCGCTCAATCGCTGGGACGTCAGTAACCGGGCAGTGCTTCCAGTTGATAATCTCGTTGACTACCGCCAGCACCTTCTTGTTGACCTTCCACGGCGTGTTTTGCGCGAGGTTAACCGCCTTGTATACCTCAGGCATGTGAACGTCTTCATAGCGGCGCAGCGCCTTCTTGGAGTGGGTGCGCACCAGTGCCAGCGGTCGACGACCTACTGACCAGTAGCCGCCACCTACGGTTTCAACCCAAGGTTTCGGAGGGACTACGCACGGTTGGTGCATCGGGCTGATACCTGCGAGTGCGCCAGCGCGTTTGCTCAGGAGTTCCACGAAGGCCGGAGCCAGCTGGACCATCTGCATACTGGTCACATCGTCGGAGCCATCGGCCATCTTGTTCTTGGTCATTTCCACCAGACCAGTCCCCTCGATAAGCAGCTCCAACAGCTTGGTACCTACGTGCATCTGCTCGTCAGTTTTCCAGCTCGCCCAGTTGTCGCCGCCCAGCATCCCTTTGGATATCATATCGGCCTCGACTACCTGCATGAAAGCCTTCTTGTACACGTGGCCTACTCGCTTGTCCAGCTGGTCCGCTACGTTCTTCTTGAAGTATGCGGCTTCCTGCTCACGTATACGACCGAATCGGGCCTCATCCTCAAGCGCCTTGCCTAACTGCGAGGATACCTGCTGGATGGTGGCCTTTGAGGCGTCTGTGAGCGTCCCTAAGACGACCTTAATGGTGAGCAGTGCGATTGCCTCACTGGACACTCCGCGCTTCTCTTTTAGCACCTCAGCGCCCATGCTAAGGGCCAACTCAGAGGGAACACCGTGCTTAATCGGGTAGTACGCGCGAGGCTTCTTACCGCGAGCGTTTGCTTGCTCCTCCTTCCAGTCGTCAATACGCTTGGTCAGCTGTGGGTGCAACGTTAAGACCAGCGGCTTAGCGGCCACGTTGTCAGCGAACTCGCCAGCTTTCACCTGACGTTCCAGCATCTTAAGGAAACGCTGCTCGCCCAGCTCGTATGCTTCATGCTCCAGCGCTAACTGCTCACGTGCCAGCTTGTCCCCGTAGTGCTCGCTGAGGATGTTGTACGGGATAGCGGCCAGTTCAATCTCTGAGAAGTCATTACGTGCAATGTTTAATACGTTCATTGTGTGCCTCTTTGTGAATAAAGTTTATCTATTGGTGCCTCTTGCGTGAGAGACACCTAAGATACACCTTGCTAACCCATAAGTCTACCCTGAAGGTAGTTGTCGATAGGCAACGGCTTGCCCATTTGTATCGCTAGGCCGGGACCCATTAGCCACGCCAGAATGCGCTCCTCGACACTCGCTAGGTCTAACTTTAGGGCGTCTACGTGGTACTGCTCGCGCTCACGTTCGCGCTCCTTACGCCACCGAGCGTGTGCCTTACGACGTGCTCGACGTTCCTTATTGGCCCGACGACGTGCGATACGAAGCTCCCCGTTCGGGTCTCGCTTAGCCTTGTTGCGCTTACAGCGTTCAATCATCTTGTCGTGCGCTATCTGCTCAATCTCAGCAAGTAGCTCCTCAGGTTCCAGCGAGAAAGGCTCACGGTCCCGGTCCGCTGAGAATGACACCGGGTCGGTAATCACTGGCTTGCCGTCTTTGGTGAACATGATGTTTCCGCTGTGCATATCGAAGGATGCAATCCCACAGAAGAAGTCCCGAATCATCTGGCACGTCTCAATGAACGGTAAGTCCTTCTCGTGGTGCTCCTCAGGCTCATAGTCACACTCGACAAAGTAATACGCGAGGTCTGCGTAGTGGCCGTGCAAGTGGTTACCTCTGCGATTGCACGGTTCCAGCTCATCCAGTACCACCGTATAGCACCCAGCGTGACGCGCTACGTGATAGACGTTAGGAATCCCTACCCGACCTTGGTGCATCCGGCAGAAAGCCACGTAGGCGGCCCCTGAGTCCTCTTTCTTAAAGCCAACCTTAATGACCCTACCCGGTAGCAGCTCATGCTTAAACGCCGCGCTGAAGTGACCATTGCCCAGCAGGTTAAAACCAGCATCTTTGGCCTTAATCTTCAGGGTTTGCCAGTAGTCCTGACGTTCCAGACCCCAATCGCTATCCGTGCCGTCGCCATCGGACGTCTCGCAGTTCACAATGTCAGCGATGAGTGCAACCAGCAGCGGCTGGCGCTTGTCGAGTTCACAGATTGGCAGGTTACGGATGACGTCTAAGCGTTCTTGCATGTCGGTGTAGTTCATTAGGTTGTTTCCTTATGGTGGTTGATGTGGGTATGTCAGTCGGTAAACTTCAGGTTATTGCCTACATGTTGGCAGATTCGCTTTAGGTCGTCATGCCTGAGTAGGTGGACTGATACGTGTGTGTCGAGCCAGAACATATCGTCAGTCTCGGGGATGTACGCTATGAGCCTGTCGGTTCCCGGCAGCCTGTACACGTAGCTGTCAATGCGTTGCGACATAGAATATTCCCACTTTGTTTGCCTTAAAGCGGCCATTAGGTAGCCGCACAGTAAAGCGAGGCAGTACGCCCCACTTCAGGTAACTGAATGATGCTTTGTGCACCTTGAGGCCCTTACGAAAGTCCCGCACAAAGTACAGGACAATCAGGGCGTACACACTAATTACGAATAGGGTTACCATACATTACCTTACGTGTGCGATAGGTTTGCGCTAGGTGAATCATCAGGTAGTCGTGCGGTTTGCCTAGTGAGAGCAGCCAACGGTAGTGCCTAAGGTCTGCCTGAGTGAGGCCATAATTAACCATTAGACCACCTCCCAATATTGCCCGTCGATGATTGAATAGCATTCGCCCTTTGGTGCGTCCACTTGTTGCAGCGTGCCACCTAGTGCATCCTCTTTGAGCATCGGAAATGCTTGCGGATACTCTCCCACGCTTGTGATAGACCATAGCGCGGCTGTATGGGTCTGTGAGTTCACCACCAGCACAGCATCTTGCGAGTAGGTCTTACAGGCCAGCCACGTCAACTCTGCGGCTTGCTTCTCAGTGCATTCAACCTTGAGCGTACGTTCTTGCGTTGCCTCAGGCATACCAGCTTCTTTAAAGCAGCCTTGCACGTGCTCATTACGAATGTTGCCGTATGCACCCGGATAGGTCTTAATGGTGCGAATGAGACCTTTGAGCATCTTCTCGTTAACTTCGAGCGACTCATGGCCACGGTAAGCAGTAACGAACACGAATACCTTGTTAGCTGGCTCTTTGGTGTAAATCATGATGTATATCCTTCAGTTAGTGGTTATCATCGTGGCTACTCTCAGGGTGACAGGACGTACCTTGCCAGAGACCTGAATGTAACCACTAGTTAAACACTATTGTCATGGTATACATATCAGCTTTGACTAATCCATATTGTTAAAGAGCGGTATTGCTAGGTACTTCGTGAATCTGTGGTGCATCTTACTTCATGTTATTCGTTGAGTCAACCACTTTCGTATGTCCGGTTGATGACTACTTGAGACCATCAGTCTAACCAGATAACTCGTGGTATTGTCTGGTCGTTGGTGACGTTGTGTCTCTCAACGGTTGCTAATGTCTCATAACGAAATCTGAATGTCAACACTTAAAGTTAAACTTTTAGTTAGACCTATAGTGATAGTTGTCTTTATGGTGATGATCCCTAAGTAATACCCTAAGTGTCTCCCTATAGTGTGTCCTAATTGATTATGGTGTTGACACTGACCACCAATAGCCCTTATAGTAATGGCTCACCGATACCTTTTGTCCCGCTCTCAGTGTCTCAGGGACTGCTAAACGAGATACTTACCGCTATTACTAATAGCACCGACTCTTAATGTGACCTACTAACAGTCACTGCTAAACGTTAGTCAAACGGTGAACCTAAGGTAGTGTGGTCTCAGGTATAACCTCAGGATAGCGTAGCTATTAAGGTGGTTACCTCGGGTCTAACCTCAGGTGGTACTCAGTGGATACTTAAAGAGGGCCAACAGATAGGGACACAGAGACATCAACATATAGTATCCCAAGGTCCCACTCACCACAACATATGGTATCACCTAAGGTTTCCCATCGGTACCACCCAAGGTTAAACCGAAGGTTTAGGGGTACCCATGGTTACTGAGAGTTACTGAGAGGGCACCGGGGGGGGATAACCAAAAGTGTAAACTGTGAGA